AAAGTGTTTCATGTCTTTCTCGCTTTCTGTTTTGTTATCGTTCGTTACAACAACATTGTTGTACCACGCTATCCCATGATACCGCAACCCATAAAATGCATTTAACTGAAACTAATTTCAGGCCTAGCGGCGCGGCAATAGGCGAGACCAGGCGAGACGAGACCAGGCGAGAGCTCGAGCAGGATATTATCCTGGTACTACTATACCAGGCGCCGCGCCTGGTGCCGGCGGACCGGCCTCGAGCCAAGCCCGACCCGACCCCGACCCGACCCCGACCCGATGCCCAGCGCCCGACCCGACCGGGCACAAAAAAGGGCGACCCGAAGGTCGCCCAGTTGCGAGAAAGTTTGCCCGACTATTTCATGATTTGAACCCTAACGTCGGGCCGAGAATCTGGTCCGCGATCATCTGGCCACGTTCCACGGCCTTCGCGTGATTCCATTTCGATGGGTTGATAAAGCTTTCGGGATAGTCGGCTTTCGCATCCTCTTCGCTGTCGTAAACTTCGGTATGCATAACCAAGCCGGAACCGTCGCACTCGTGGCAATCGCTTTCCTTAAATTCATCGACAGCGATCTGGTGTTCGTGGATTCCGTAGCCATCGCATTCGGGGCATTGGGTGTGAATTTCGTATTCCATGTTTCGCTCCATCGGTTGTTGACTTCTATTTTATATCATGGGATAACATGGGGGTCAACAACACATAGGAGAAAATTGACATGGCAAATCCACTAGGCAAAGGCCGCAAAATCGAAAACCCATATGCGACGTTTAAGGCGCACCATCCGGATCTCGGGCATTGGGAAATTCGGGTTTTGAAAACCCATAAGCTTCCCAAAAACGAAAACGAATATGACACGTGGTACACCGCCGGAAAATCGGACGCGACATATGGGTCGTGGGAATATGGCGATATGTACAAGTCAGAAATCACTCGCATGGGGTTAGTCTATGCCTCGCCGGAATTCACCGAGGCCTACCGCGACGACCCGGCAATTCCTGTGGCCGACTAGTCCATCATTTCCCAGGAGATTGGGGAGGCCTTCGGGCCTCCCCTTTTTTGTGCCCGGACCAGGCTCGAGCCTGGTCTGAACTTGGTTCGGGCCGAGCTATCGCCCGGCCCCAGCGCCGGGCTGCCGGGCTCGAGACCGGGTCAGCTCCCGACCCGACCCGACCCGACCCGACAACGGGGCAAAAGAAAAGGGCGACCCGAAGGTCGCCCGATCCCCGAACCTAGCAGCTGGCACAAAAGCGGCTAGGCCCGATCCCCGACAAGGTTTCCCCTGTCACTCCCGATTATTGAACTCGTGAAACGAACCACAACCCTCATAACCTTCGTGGATATACCCGCCCTCAAAATCAAGGTCTGGCCACTTATCCCACAGCGCGGTGATCACCTCGCGGGGAGTGTCCCACGCGGTATCAAACCGATACGTCGCCTGCTTTATGTTCATGCCTTCGTAGTCTTCGATTTCTACCGGACCTTCATGATGGCAAGCGTTCCACTTGGTCCCCCAATTTTCGGATTGCCAATCGTACCAGTTCGGGATTCCCTCCGCTGCGCACCGCTCCTTGTCTTCTTCTGACAAGTTATCGCGGAACATATTTTCGGGCGACGGTATCACCTTCTCAAAATCCATTTCGTCTCCCATGTGCGCGATGAACTTGTCAACGTCCTCCGGTTTGCCGACGACGTTTAAGATGTTGCTTGTCCAGTTGGGCATCACGCCACCTCCCTATTTTTAGCGCGTTGCGTTGCGAGTAGATCATCAAGCGGACCCTCCATCTCAATGCGATGGGTTGTTGGAAAACCGTCTGCGGCCATAGGAAACGTATGGCCCCAATCAACGGACAGAACCGTGACGCGAACGTCTTCGCCTCCGGACGTAATCTTATACCAGTACTCGCAATCAGAAGCGTATTCCCACGGTTGCTGATCTCCAATTAAACGAACGCCTCCGCCGACAGACTTGTTAGCTTTAACAAACGAGGCCGCGAATTCGTCGGCCTCGAACCGTGGCAAATCCCACGCAAACCCCTTCGCGTCTTTTATCCAGACGAGGCCTCCGCCTTCAAAGGTTTCTCCATTATGAAGGCCTCCGGTATAGGGATATCCATCATGGTGCTTGTAAACGTGAACTTCTGACCTGAGACGGTAGGTGTTAGCGAAGTCGTCAGAATCGTAAAAAGTGTAAATTGCTCTTGTGGACATATCGTCCTCCATTGGTTGTTGACAGTCAGAATGTCCCATATATAATGGATCACGTCAACAACCAACGGAGCATGAAAATGCACAAGCTTATTTTTAAAAACGACAAGGCCGGAACGCTGGCCAAAATGCTAGAGCATTCCAACGCGAACAAGCGTCGGATTCCGTACACACAAAACGAGACGGAGGATCAAGGCCTTTGGCTTGTTAAGGATGAAGGCATCTATTTGATGTCGCCAACGGCGGAGAACTTCATCATGTCAAACGATGTCAACACCGTGGTCTATGCGCGGGGATACAAACCCACGAAGACAAACCGAGACACCTTATGGGACAAAACCCACGCGGTGAGCGGTGACGACTTCGCGGAGTTCGTTCGCCTTACGCCCAACATGGTTCGCAATGTGCTTCGCGGAAGTGACATCACCATCGAATTGAGCGAGACGCAGATGGCGGTGACAGCATGAGAAACCTTGATCCAAACTATGGCGACAATACGGCGTGCGATTGTTGCGGTCGCGTTTTCGACGTTCGCAATGAGCCGCACGAAGTGATCGGCGACAATTGGGTTTGCGGCAGTTGCGTTGAATACTACGACGAGGAGGAGCTGCGGGAGCGGCTCCTCTCCGCTAATTTTTGGGGCGCAGTGTGCCAGAATCTGAGCGCCAATTGACATCTGGGGGAGGCGGATCTACCGTCTCCCCTTACCTCCCTGACGGGCGGACCGGGCTCGAGCCCGGTATTCCCCCGCCCGACACCTTGGCCCAGGCCCCGCGCCTGGGCTTTTTTATTGGCCCGACCCGACCGACCCCGACCCGACCCGACCCGACCCGACCCGACCTGGCCGGCGCTCGAAATAAACCCGACCCCGACCCGTTGACACATCCTGGGAAATCATGGTATATTGACCCCGTCAACAACCAACGAGGTTTATCATGCCTAAGTTTACCAAGTTCTTTTCCACTGATAGCGCGAAAGCGATCAAGGCCGACAAGTACGGTTGGCTAAACGCAATCAACTACATGGCCCCGCACGATACCGCAGGCGTTGGCAATCTTTGCCCGAACGCAAGCGAGGGTTGCAAGGCCTTGTGTCTCGGAATGTACAGCGGCCAAGCCGCAATGGTTACCGATCTCGAAAACGGGACGAACGCCGTTCGCGAAAGCCGAATTGCCAAGTCTCAATATTTCATGGACGAACGCCAAGCGTTCATGGCCGAGATGGCGGGTCACGTTCGCGCCATGATTCGGAAAGCGGGTCGCGAAAACAAAAAGCTGGCGGTTCGCCCCAACGGATCCACGGACATTGCTTTCGAGCGGATCCCAACGGACAACGGCCAGCCTTTGCCAATCCGGTTTCCGGAAATACAATTCGTGGATTACACCAAAAGCGTGCGCCGCGTGTTAGACGCTAATCGGCCAGCCAACTATCACCTGACGTTTAGCCTATCCGAAACTAACAAGGCGGAAGCCGAACAAGTACTCGCGGCTGGTTTCAACGTCGCGGTAGTATTTGGCGCAGGCCAGCCAGCCACGTTCATGGGTCACCGCGTGATCGATGGCACGGAACATGACTTACGACACTTGGATCCGCAACCCGTTATTGTCGGGCTGGATCCGAAGGGCAAGAAAGCGAAAGCCGACACTAGCGGTTTTGTTGTGCGGGGGTATTAAAATGGGGGAATTATGTTTTGATATCGATCTTCGTTTGTCCGATGATGAAAACGTTCGTTTAGAAGTTACCGAAAATTATGAGGGGGATAAATACCACGTTGTGGTATTTATCGACGGTGATCATTGGAACACCGTAGGCCTTAGTAGCGGGAATGAATTACTTAAATATATGTCAGCATTTAATACGGCGCCGGTTGTTGACACTTGATGGCGCCGCCGGTGGCTGGGTGCACCTGGCCGCCGAACCCCGGTCAGATTTATCTGGCCGGGGTTTCCTATACCCCTGGCCCAGGCCGATGGTCTCGAGGACCAGGCTGGCCAATCCGGCGCCGGGTGTATCCGATCAGAAACTCTTGGAGCCCGAGCTGGTCCGACCCCGACCAGAGGCACGGCACCATGGTCCCTGGCCCCGACCCGATCTCCTGGGAAATGATGGACCCCGACCCGACCGACCCAGACCCCGACCTGACCGACCCCGGTTCATGGTCCCCGACCCGACCCGACTTGAGCCCGTGTTCCGCTAGCTCCCGACCCCGACTCCCGTCAAACAAATATAGGTTCGACTGTTCGAGGGCCTTAACAAGGAAGAAACTTACGCCCCCCGACTTGCAATAGGCGAAATTCCAAGCGACTTGATGGGCTGATACATTTACGCGGTTAGTTTTGGTCACTTTAAGTTCTAACCAGAAAGGAAGGCCTTCCGCGCATATGTGAACGTCGGGTATCCCGCCGCCGAAGCGGTTTTCAATCCGTGTGGTGTGCCAGCTTTTGGGGAAGTTCGCTCGAAGATTGTTCCATAGAAGCGTCTCCGGTTTCTGTGTCATTTATCACCTCGTAATCAGCATCTACAAACACGCTTGGGTGCGCCTGCCTAAGTTCAGATAATCGGGATTCGATCTCGTCGCGGCTCATGTTTTCGATAGCGTGGAAGTGATTCGTCTCGCGTCTGTCGGTCGTCAATCCGCCCAGCGCCGAACGCGTCTTCTCCGCGTTGATGGCAGCAGAGAACTGGCCGGCCTCTTCGGCGTTTTCCGAAAGTTCGCGCAATCGCTTCAACTGCCCCATCAGGGTGACGCCATACTTTCGTTCGCGCTCTTCTCGGAGTTCCACAACGTACTCCGCAACGTGCGGGAAATCTTTCGTGTTCAAAAGTTTGTGCGCCTGGATCTTCGCAATCCCGTTCTTGTCAGAGTACCCAGCCAGCCGGGCGCACTCGGCATTTGAATGCGTTCCATCCACGTAATGTCGGGCAAAAGTCTTTTGTCGATTCGTAAGTTTGCGTCCGTGCGCTTCCTCGATCTCTTCAGCTTTTGAGTCGATTCGACGTTTCATGTAAGTAACTCCTCTATACGGGCTTTCTCAAAACTAACCCCGTTTCCAACAAGGGTCAAACAGCTCTTTGGCTAGAAAAGTGTAACGGGAAGGTCTAAACTGTAACGAAGTGTAACGGGAAGTGTAACGACTACTTTTCAACCAGATCAACGGTTTAACCACTGTTTCCAGGTACTCGTCACACTTTTACACTTTTTTTCACCCATATTTTTATTTTCAAAACGCTTTTTTGAATTTGCCCGTATATATGTGACGGGAAGCATTTGACCTTGGTCCATGTTTCATGCTACCTTTACGAACTACCACGTTTCTAGAAAGGAAGAAAGATGAGAAACCACGTTATTTCCCTTTACGATTATACGGGCGAGGCTTTGCGCCCTTGGGCCGAGGCTGGTTATCAGTGCTTCGCCTACGACATCCAGCATGACGGTGAGCGGACGGAAGGCAACATCACCTACGTCCACGCCGACCTTTACAATACGGACACGCTTCTTGAGATCATCGGTCGCCACGGGACGGGGGCGTGTTTCATGTCCGCTTTCCCGCCTTGCACAGATCTTGCTGCGTCAGGTGCGCGGTGGTGGTCCAAGAAGGCGGAGGCCGACCCGTTATTTCAAGACAAGGCCGCTGCCCATGTTCAGCGGTGTATGCTTGTTGGTCAGGCGTTGGGTTGCCCGTTCTACATTGAGAACCCCATTGGTGCGTTGCCGCGTTTGTGGCGCAAGCCGGATCACAAGTTTGATCCGTGCGACTACGGCGGGTATCTTCCGGAGGACGACGTGCATCCGCGTTGGCCTGACGTTATTCCCCCGCGTGACGGTTATCGGAAGAAGACTTGTCTCTGGACAGGTGGCGGTTTCAATATGCCGCGCCAGAATGCGGTGGCGCACAAGACGCTGACGTATGACCGAGCTGATCCGAAGAAGGGACGCAACTTCTCGCCCGTTCATGGTTTGACGGGTGGCAAGTCTGCGAGGACGAAGAACATTCGCAGTGCTACCCCGCGTGGGTTTGCACGGGCGGTGTTCTTGGCGAATGCTGACTACTCGTGGAAGACGATAGGCTATGCGGGGCGTGGCGAAGTCGTTTTGGGTGGCGTTCGTGATTATGGAAATGGTGTTATTGTGAAAGGACTGATTGACTGATGAAGATGATCTGCAAGACCTGTGGAGGTAATGGTTACGTCGCTGTTGACGTGAGGGACGATGGAAAGGGGGCAGTCTACGACGACTGCCCCACGTGCCACTGTGAAGGAGAGGTTGAAGATGGACTTATGGAAGCGCATCAAACGCAAAGAGAACTGGGAGAGTAGAATGGGACCGGAATATTTTTTGTTGATCTTTGTCGGAAGCGTTGTCTCCGGCATCCTGATGTACTGGTTCTAATTGAGCCAGCTGACAACAGTTGACCTGTTCTCCGGAATAGGCGGATTTGCCCGTGGCCTTGAGGCTACCGGGCATTTCCGGACCACCTGTTTCGTGGAGCAGGATCCGTTCTGCCAGGCGGTGTTGAGGCATCACTGGCCCGATGTGCCTATACTGGATGACGTAAGACATGCCCGACTCCCCGACTTCCCCGACTCCCGACCCGACCTTGTTTGCGGAGGATTCCCTTGCCAGCCGTTCTCACAGGCAGGAAGACAGCTTGCTCAAGACGACCCCCGCCATCTCTGGCCAGAGATGCTTAGAGTTATCCGGGAACTCCGGCCCACTTGGGTTGTTGGAGAAAACGTTGTTGGGCTCATCAAACTGGGCTTGGACGAAGTACTCACTGACTTGGAAGGCGAAGGCTACGCCACAAGGACGTTTAATATTCCAGCTTGCTCGATTGGCGCCCCGCACCTCAGACAACGAATCTGGGTTGTTGCACACGCCGACAGCGAAAGCGAACCAGACGGCACCTTCGATGGTAACGCGGGGCAGCGGCAACTGGGTTTTGAGTTTGTGGCCGACCCCGACGACGACGGAGGCCAAGAGCGACACGCACAACGTCCAGAACAGGATCGACAAGGACAAACAGGTGATGCTGTGTCACGCGGTTCGTCTGTATCCAACTCCAAGCGCCCAAGAACCGGGGTGGAAGAACATCAAGGTGGTGGACAAGAACGGGAATCCGCCGACACACATCAATCAGAGGTTTTACGACAAGGAAACGGGACGGATAGTTCAGAAGGGTTTGCGGCAAGTGGTGGCCGACCCGAAGAGTGGTGGGAGTTTGAACCCGCAGTGGGTCGCCTGGTTGATGGGCTACCCAACCGAGTATCTCAACTCCGTGCCTTGGGAAACAGCATCGTCCCGCAGATCGCGCAAGAAATCGGACAAGCAATAAGGGTTGCACATGACCATTAGCCACCTGTTCAATCCTGTCGAAAACGCCAACCTCCGAGTAATCAGCTTGGGCGCGGGTGTTCAATCCACGGTTATGGCGCTGATGGCTGAAGCTGGGGACATTGGTCCGAGGCCCGACTGCGCTGTATTTGCGGACACAGGTTGGGAGCCCAAGGAGGTTTACGACCACCTGGATTGGCTCGAAGGCCAGCTATCCTTTCCCGTGTACCGCGTACAGCGGGGCAACATTAAGGAAGATCTGGAATCCGACCTCAACACCACGGGCCACAAGTTTGCGTCGATACCGTTCTTTTTAATCAACAAAGACGGCACGAACGGCATGGCCCGACGACAGTGTACCAGTGAGTATAAGCTCAAACCCATACGCAAGAGGGTTCGTGAGCTTGCCGGGTTGAAGCCTCGACAGCGCACACCGAAGGATTTTGTCGTGGAGATGTGGATTGGCATATCCAAGGACGAGATGATGCGGGTGAAGGACAGCCAGGATTCGTGGGTAGAGAACCGATGGCCGTTGCTTGAGAAGGAGATGAACCGGAGGGACTGCCTTCAGTGGTTTAGTGACAGGTATCCGGAAAGGGTGTTGGCCAAGAGCGCGTGCATTGGTTGCCCGTTCCATAACGATCACGAGTGGCGGCGGATCAAAGATGAGTTTCCCGATGAGTTTGAGGAAGCCTGTCAGATCGATGAGAAGATCAGGGATGCAGAGGGACGGTTCCATGGAGCGCGGTTCCTTCACGCTCAACGGATTCCACTGCGCGACGTGGACTTCAGCACGGCTGAAGAACTGGGCCAGGGTGAACTGTTCAAAGATTTGATGCAGAACGAGTGCGAAGGAATGTGCGGTTTATGACCAAATACGAGACTATTGGTGAATGCAACTCGCGATACGGCCATGGGCGCTGGACGTTGACGCCAGAGTCCTCGAAAGCCGCAAAGAAACTTGGCATGAGAACCCAGGACTTCTTACAGACGCACGTCAATATGGCGCTTCATGATGAGATATGGCTGTTTCATCGAAAGATTGCGACGGGCCACTACGAACTGGTAGTGGCGGAGAAGCACAGGAGAAAGTGATGCAGAACAGGATCAACAAATTGATAGAGGTAATGGAAAGGGCGCAGGATCCGGACTGTAAAGAGTTCTGGAAACGAATCATCGACTACTTTTATGTGAAACACGTTGAAGAAAGTGTGAGAAAGGAAGGACTAAAATGAAGTTTTTTGATTGGCTACTTGGCAGAGAAGAACCTAAGCCCAAGCCTAAGCCCAAAAAGCAGCGTGTCGCGCTGATGCCGGTTCCGAAGTGGACACACGCCGGCAAGAAGGGCAAGACGATCTACTGCCCTCACTGTAAGGCTCCGACGCACGTGTACAACTTCGCGTGGTCAGCACTGGTTTGTCCGTCATGCAAGGCGGAAGTCAACAAGTACCTGTGGCTGATCTCGAAAGATGTATAGGGCAATGACACTGGCTGCGGCGCTACTCTTAGCGCCCAGCCACGCATTGGCCGACGAGAAGTCTTGTCTGGCCGAGGCCATGTACTACGAAGCTCGAGATCAGGGCTGGCGCGGCATGTTGGCCGTGGGCATTGTAGTTCAGAACAGGGTCCGCGATGACCGTTATCCGGACACGGTGTGCGGCGTCGTCAGGCAGGGGCGCTATCGCAATGGCAATCCGGTCAGGCACAAGTGTCAGTTCAGCTATTACTGCGATGGCAAGCCGGAGCGCCCGGCAGAGAAGGAACCCTGGTCCGTGGCCCTTGATCTGGCGACTATGCTTCTATCGAACAGGGTCCAGATGGTTGGTCTGGAGGACGTGACGCACTATCACGCCGACTGGGTCAATCCATCGTGGGCCAGTTCCATGGAAAGAAAGAAGCAGATTGGTGAACACATCTTCTACGCTCAGAGAGACGGCACGAAGTGAATCTCACGTGTGTCTTCGTTTACATACGCTATGCGGACGTTGAGCTGTTTCTGGAGGTCTGATCGCTTCCGGTGGATGCGATGGTACACGTTACGGTTTTTGTTCTTTCGAAACCTGTCGGCCTTTGAGTCGAACAGAAAGACCTTCGCTTCAGGGGTCACAGCGATAGCGTCAATGGGACCATGCTTGCCGAGAGGGATGAATACCCACCACCCTTTCCGGAACAAGTATTCTGCGAGGATGCTTTCGCAAACGTCGCCTGTTTGGTGTCGGATATCCGGCATTAACGCAAGGCTGACGGTAATAAATTAAAACATCAAGCCAACGACATATGGTATAAAGGGTCATGGCAAAGAAAGCAGCACAAACATATGAGGGTCGAACTAGGGTCCGGCGGCGCAATCAACCGCACCCGTTCAACATCCGTAAAAAGCTGGGACCAAGGAGCAGCGCCCGTGGTATGCGAAAGCGCAATCGGGGTCAGGGCTGAAGCGCGTCCAGTTCATAACCCAAAGCATTTAAAAGAGCCTCGATTTTGTAGATCGAAGGCTCTTTTATTTTTTGTCGCTCGTAGTTTTCGATTGTATTAACGCCAACACCGGACAGCTTTGACAACTCGGCGCGGGTCATGCCGCTTTCTTTTCGTAGGTCGAGTAGTATCTGCGCCCAGTGTTCTGACATCGGTCAGTGCTTCACAGGGTCGTCTGGGTCAAAGTTTTCCAGAAAATCTTCGTGACTCCCCTCATCGTCAGCAATGGCTAGCGTGCTTGTCAGAAGTTTTGACATGACATGAAGGATACCAAGAATACCAACGGCGGCAGCACCGTTCTCAATTGCAACTCGGAACAGAACAACTGACTTGCCAATCGGATCCAGATCGCCGCGCTCGTAGGTGGCCTTGTCCACTTCTTCGTAGAAGCTGTTCAGGTTTTTGTGGTCGTTCATCCTTCAATCCTCCTTCTCGGATAGCGCCGCGTACATCGACATGACGTTCGCGTCACTCGGTGCTTTCTCGGATACCTCTACCAAGAAAGATATCTGTTGAGCTGGCGACCGATGATTCTTCTCCGCCATGTCCCAAAGCTTCTCCCACGTTGGGATCGGAACTGCAACGGACTTGTACTTCTTCGTATCTGGCATTGGATTCTCCTATTTCAGCCATTCTTTCAAGTCTTCGCCCATAACCACGCTGGCGACATCCATCTTGTCGCGAAGAGCTTTGACGATTCGTTCGTCAATCGTGCCTTCCGCGATCAAATCTATGTAGGTGACATGCTCTTTCTGTCCAATCCGGTGAGCCCGGTCTTCAGACTGCATACGAACGGCCAAGTCAAAGCTGTTCGCAAAATAGACGACTGTGTTGGCGGCAGTCAGGGTGATGCCGTATCCACCTGTCTGTGGGTTGCCCACAAAGAACCGCGCCTCGCCGTTCTGGAAGCTTTCGATGGCCTCCGACCGTTCCGCGTCCGACGTGTCACCAAAGTAACTGACCGTGGACCGTGGGCCATACCTCTTGGTCAGCGCCTTCTCGATACGCTTTATGTCGTAGCGGAACCGCGACCAGATGATGGCTTTGCCCTCGACCTCTTCGAGACAGTCCATCAGTTCGTTTAGTCGATGATCTTTGATCTCTATCGTATCTCCGCTATCCGCTCGTGTGTGACCGGACAGCACTTGCTGCATCCGCAATAGCTGGGTCATGACGTTGGTCGTGGTCATGAACTCTTCGTCTTCGATGTGCGCCAGCGCATACTCTTTCAAATCGCGGTAGATTCGAGCCTGGTCTTCCGACAGTTGAACGCTGCGCCGAGTGTAAATCTTTTTTGGTAGGTCCAAGCAATCATCCTTCATGACGCGACTGCTAAACGTCTTGAGCAGGCTGGACAGCTCTTCCAAGTTTCGATAGCCGACGATTTGATTGAAGCTGTGTGATCCGACGTTGCGCCGATTCATCACGGCGTACCGATACTGAAACTGAAAGAAGTTGTCACCCGTCTCGCCAAGCAGCCGCTTGTCCATG